CGGAATTAACTGATATTGAAGTGGACTATATAGTAGATAAAGTAAAAGAATACTGTAAAAATGATCACATTCACCTCGCTAGTTAATTATCCGGTATGGAGAAGTACAATGAATATTTCAGAGATTGATTTATCTACTGAAAGTATAATTGGTCCTAGCAACAGAAATGGTAAATATAAACTTTCAATTACAAATCCTAATACTATACGCCTTGCAGATTATTTAAGATCAATGGAATTTAAGGATACAATTATACAAACATTGAAAACATACAAAAATATAAACCGTATGTATCCAGAAAATATTTTAGAAAATCTAAGTGAATACACAACTTTAGGATTTGATTTTTATCGCCAAACTTTAGATACCCATGTACCCCATTTAGATTATAGAACATCTGTGGCACAGGGATTAATTTATTTTGATAAAAAACATACATCTCACCATTCAACTAAAGTTTATCCATTTTATCCATTAAAACAAGTAATGATAGAGGGCAATACTTCTATAGGGAACGGGTTGCTTATGCTAAATACTGAGACAACGTGGCATGAAGGTGGAAATACATCAGCAGATGATAGAAACTTTTTACTGTATACGTTGGAACTAAAAATAGGCAATAAATAACGTTATGTGGATACTATCAATACTACCCGACGCCGCAATACATATAATCTTTGGATTAGGTATTTTGGGCACAATAGCAGGATTCGTCCTAGGATTCATTCCTTTTGTCAAAACATATCAATTTGCTATACAAATATGTAGCATTATTGTACTTGTTTTTGGTGTCTATCTTGAGGGAGGCTTAGCTGACTACAAAGAGTGGGAACTCAGAGTTAAGGAGATGGAAGCTAAAGTTGCACAAGCTGAAGCACAATCTGCAAATAAGAATGTAGAAATACAGGAAAAGATTATAGAAAAGACTAAAATTATCCGTGAAAAAGGTCGTGATGTTATCAAGTACATTGATAAAGAAATAGTCAAAAAAGAAGAAATTATCAAATATGTTGAAATTTGTCCTGTCCCTAAAGAAATAATAGATTTACATAATCAAGCTACTGAGATGAATAAGGCGGCTACAAAATGAAATATCTTTTAATCATTTTATTATTAGCTGGTTGCACAACTACTGTCCCAGTAAAACAAAAGTTCCCTAATGCTACCCCTGAACTAATGAAAAAATGCGAAAGTCTTAAAAAAATTGAAGGTGATAAAGTAGCAATTACTGATATGCTAAAAGTCATTGTACATAACTATTCACTATACCACGAATGCTCAACTAAGGTAGATGGATGGCAAGATTGGTATAACGAACAGAAAAAGATATTTGACAACGTAAAATAATAGCATATTATGAAGTATTTGATATTGTTGTGTGTATTTCTTGTTGGTTGTGCTACCAACAAAGATTTTGAGTTATACCTAGAAGCACAGAAATCCATAAGTAGAGATGCTACAATGAGTGAAGCGGCTAGAATAAGCGTATTGATTGATATGACCAAGAGTGCTGACAATCAAGTAAAAATGGAAGCAATTAGAACATTGCAAGAGATACAACGTAGTAAAACCCCCATAGTTATAGAAGCTCCAAAGAAGAATTGGTTCGGCTTTTGATAAATACTCTATAGGTCTAGGATTTTACATGACACAAGAATTTATTAATACAAGCAACTCGGCAAATAATGCTAATGTAGATCCATTAAGTACGGCTTTTGCTAATGTAGCTAATAATGTGTTTTCTTTACCAACCAGTGATTCGAACCTTCCTGCAGTAGTTGAAGTAATCAATCCTACAAGCCAAGCTACTAACACTAGTAATACTAATAATCTAAACATTGGTAATGTATACATTACTAATAGGTTTGACAGCAGAGCAAATAATCCGGTACTTATCAGACAAAAACAAAGAGTTACTGCACCGGTAACACTTACTGCAATAGAAACAACTGATTCTACTCCGGCACTTTCTATTAATTCAACCACATATGGTAGCCAAGAATATATTAACATTGGTGAAACACCCAATGATGGTAACGGTGATCCACTAAGGGTAGCATTTGGTAAAATCAACAACAATTTTTCTAATTTATTTTTTACTACTACAACTACTAGTACAGCGTATACTTCCGGAAATGCACAGAATCAGGTTATATTAGAAGTTCCTATAACACAGTTTTATCAAGGTGAATTTCAAATTCGTTCAAGCGATTCAGGCACACCTGATATGCAAGATATTACCCTAACTGCTAGTATTACTAATAATCTAGATGGTGTAAGATTCAGTGGACATTCAACCTTATTTGAAGGTAATGCTATTTGTAGATACGATATGGATGTATCAGCCGGAAATGTTAGAATTTTAATAAATCCGTTATTAGATATAGGAATTGAACATTTTATATCAGCCTTTGTAACTTACCCTAGCCAAGTAGTAATATCGGGAATTGAGATTGCATTAGACGGTTATGCTAATGGTTATTTAATGGGAACGGAAGACGGATTAATATTAACAACAGAATCAGCATGAGAGCAAAAGAATTTATAACCGAACAAAATAATCTACCTGATAGAATTACTAAACCAATGCCTGCTACTTGGGTAATACCAGAATTACAAAATCAAAACGCATATTTACAATATAGATTTTCTGTAGCATTAGCTGGTGCAAAAGCCGCTCGTAATGGTGACATACCTAGAATGGATAAAGATTCTGTTTGGGGAGAAAATCAACTAGTGTCTGGATATATGAATCCAGACGTAGCTGATGATATTGATTTTGCTTTAGGCGAAATGGGCCTTAAGGGTAGTAAAGTTTTAGTTACGTCTGAACATAGTGAAGAAACAACAGATACCGGGATAGGTAGTCCACTAAAGGCTTTCAAAGGATATAAAAGAAAATGAGAGCAAATGAATTTGTATCCGAATCTAAGGTTGGTAAAATATCTAAACGTCAACAACAATCTACCCGCGGCCTAAATGTTTTTTCAAAAAGTATAAAAAGTTATGATAGACTATACGATTTGAATCGTTTAATGATGGCTGTTGCAAGTAGTGATGGAATAAACCCAATTGATATGGATGCTGAAAGTTGGATAGGTAAACACAATACCGCACATCCCTACACTAAAGAAGAACAAGATATGCTTAAGTTAGCATATAAAGCTGCCGATTTAGAATATAAAGATTTAAATAACGGTGATATGGATAGTGAAGAATTACCCGGCACAAATGCTCAAAGCATAGTTAAACCTTTTAAAGGTTATAAAAGAAAATAATTTAAGCTAAGTCAATCAGTATAAGTAATTATATCAAATTACAGGATTATAAATGATTGATATTAATAACACGCTTGACTTAATTAAACTTAAATTTTACAACGAATGGCTATACACCGCTCATATATATGAGGAGGGTGAAAGCGAGATGCATCAGACTCTGACTTCAACTATTATTGAAAAATACATTGACCCTCTTAACTTAAAAAAAGACGCCAAAATACTTGATTTAGGATGTGGGCCAGGGTATTTTTTAGATATAATGAAAGAACGAGGTTATACCGATCTTACCGGAGTAACACTAAGTCTCGGTGATGTTAAAATTTGTGAAGATAAAGGTCATGTAATTAAAAAATATGATTTTAGTTTCTTACCACAAAAAGAAGGATACTATGATGAGTCAGTAGATTTCATCTTTTTACGTCAGTCCCTAGAACATAGCCCATACCCTATATTTACATTAATGGAATACAATCGTGTTCTTAAACAAGGTAGTAAAATTTATATTGAAGTTCCTACTCCGGACTGTCCCCGCGAACATGAAAATAATCTAAATCATTATAGTATTCTTGGAGAAAAACAATTAGGTGCATTGTTAGTACGTACAGGATTTACTATCAATCAATTTGATAACTTTGAGTTTGATATTAATATACCTAAGGATATAAAAATACCCATAAATAAAGAAGATCCTGATACATTTATAGAAACTAAAGAAAAATTTTATTGTATTGTTGCTACTAAAACTCAACCGTTAGATATCAAGTAAATTCAAGCACTCTTAGGAGTGCTTTTTAATAACATTCCTGGGTTGTTCATATAAATACTTGTTATGAGTAATGCACCATCACTAGTAAAGAATCCATATACTAAAACAGTTTTTAAAACTGATAAAGAACTACAGGATTTCATCAAATGCTGTGATCCAGATACAGGTTATCTATACTTTATGGATAACTTCTTTATGATACAACATCCTACTAAAGGTAGTATG